GCCTGGGCAACCTCAAACGTATCGCGTGGTACAAATGGTGCTAATGGTGGATATAGCGGAACAGATTGTGCTGCTGCTACAAATGGTACACAGCGTACTTTCACTAAAGACATCATGGATGCCGTAATCCAATCTGGATTTAACAATGGCGCTACATTTTCACAAATCTATATGAGTGCTGCTCATAAAGCAATATTTGCTGGATTTGCTGGACTTGCAGCTAACCGTTATGAAATTAATGGAATGGATGAAGGCGTAGTTGTTGGCGGTGCAGACGTTTATCTGTCTAACCACGGCAAACTAACTATAATACCAGTACAGTATGGCCTAACACGCGATGCTCTATTTGTAGACCCGTCCATGTGTACATTAGGTACATTGCGCTCACCACGTTATGAAGAACTATCCAAAACTGGTGACAACGAAAAAGGTCAAATCCTTGGTGATATGACACTTATCGTTAAGAACGAAAAAGGTCTAGGCGTAGCCGCAGACTTAACCTAATATTAGGTAACGAATGGGGGTTGGCATTTGCCAGCCCCTACAATTAGGAGAAAGATATGCCAAAAGCAAAAGCACCAAAGATTAAAGCTAAAATACAAAAAGATGATGGTATTGAATGCATAGTTACTAAAAAAGGCGGTATAGCTTGCATTAGAACAGGTAAAAATAATGCTGATGGCAGTGAAATATGTTACAAAAAAGGCGACATATTTAAAACAAATGCAACACAAGCTAAATTACTAGAAGAAAACGATTTAGTTGTAGCAAGGGATTAACATGAGTAGTTTTAAACCATTTTCATATGATGCAGCAACAGGCATGAAACACAGCCTGGCAGTAGATAGTGCAACAAATGAAATGTATGTAAAAACAGAACAAGATGTCACTAAAATATTAGATGATAATAAAAGACAACAATATGATGCTAAAGGTACATTGGGCAAGGCTGACCTGGTAAAGGTTGGCACAATACCATTAGGGCTAATACAGCATTGGAAAGCAACAGAAGGCATTGATGTATTTAATCAAGATCATTGGCCTCGTGTTGTAGAAAAATTAAACAGTAATGAATTTCAAGCATTGCGAGTGGCGCAGTTTAAGGTGTAGTTATGGCATTTGCAAATCTAGGCGAGTTAAAAACAGTTATAAATGACACGTTAAATCGTGATGATTTGACTGCACAAATACCTAATTTTATTAAAATGAATGAAGAAAGCGTTAACCGCAAAGTCAATGTATCTGAGATGGAAGAATACACTGAGTTTACTATTAATGTAGGCCAAACAACATTGCCCACAAACTTTTTAGAGATGCGTAATATACAGATGAAAAACTCTGAATATCCATTGCAATATGTACCCCATAACTCATTAGATGGCATTGGCGCTGACTCAGGTATACCTAGGTTTTATTCGATACAAGGCACTAAACTATTATTTTATCCATTTCCCCCGGATTCTACTATTGGCATAATGAGATATTTAGCTGAAGTAACGCCTTTAGTAAATGATGTAGATACAAATTGGTTATTAAGCAAATCACCACAAATATACTTGTATGGTACATTATTACACGCTGCACCATTTCTTAATGATGACAGTAGATTGCCTGTGTGGAGTGCATTGTTTGAAGATGCTGTAAAGGCATTAAATAACCAAGACAAACGCAGAATGTCAGGAACAAAACCACAGATGATAAACGCAACAGCAGGATACTATTGATATGCCTACAACAACTAACTATGGCTGGACATATAATACACCAGGTACTGCACAGGATACATGGGGCGGTGATCTAAACGCTACGCAAATAGCGATTGATGCACAAGTAAAAATTAATGAAAACTTAGCTAATGCTAAAGCACCAATAGCCAATCCTACATTTACAGGCACAGTAACAGGGCCAACATTTGCTGGTAATTTGACAGGCAATGTTACAGGTAACGTAACAGGTAACGTAACGGGTGCTGTGACAGGCAATGCAACATCAGCAGATAAATGGTCTACTGCTAGAACAGTAACGTTAACAGGCGCTGTAACAGGAAGCGTAGCATTTGATGGTACAGGTAATTTTTCGTTAGCTACAACACTTGCTACTGTAGCTGACAGTACATTTACAATAGCAAAAACAAGCGGTTTGCAAGCTGCATTAGACAGCAAAGTAACACACGCTAGTGGCAATGGCAGAACAATAACTGTAGGAACATCAGCACCTACAAGCCCATTAACAGATGACATCTGGTTTGATACAAGTACATAATGGCAATAAAAACGTATAACGGCACTGCATTTGCAGAGGCAACAGCTAAGTATTACAACGGTAGTGCGTGGGTAGAACCTAACAGTGGTGTTAAAAGATGGAATGGTAGTGCATGGGAAGTTGTTTCTACTGCATTTGAAGCTACATTAACACAAACAACATTGTCTGGATCTACATCATACAACTCATCTTTAGGTAGTTACACAGGCGTTACAAGTAGCCCCGGCACAGGTTATACAGCGGTAACTGTTACAGGCGGTAAAGCGCCATTTACATATCAATGGTTTTATATATCTGGCACTGTAAGTAGCATAAATTTATTTCCACAACTACCTACGCAGTACGCTACAAGATTTAGTTTTAATTACGCGTTGTCAGGTGGCAGTGCTGTTTATAGATGCCAAGTAACAGACGATGATGGCAACGTGATAAATACAGACACAGTTACAGTGAGTTTTAGTTAATGTTAGTACCATTAAACATACCGCCCGGTGTATACACTAACGGCACAGAGTATCAGTCTAAAGGCCGTAACTTTGACGCTAACCTTGTGCGCTGGCAATTTGGTGCATTGGGGCCAATGGGAGGTTGGAGGCAAAGAACAACTACAACTGTAAGCGGCAAGGCAAGACGTGTTATATCTTGGCGTGATAACAGTAATCAAATATTTGCCGCTATAGGTACCAACAGTAACTTGTACGCTATGACTGTAGGAGGTGCTGTAACAGATATTACGCCTTCTGGATTGACTACAGGTAGAGCAGATGCAGATACAGGTGCTGGTTATGGTACAGGTTTATATGGTCGTGGCCCGTATGGGGTTAGTAACCCTGCTGTAACTAATACTATAAATCCAGCAAGTGTATGGTCATTAGACACTTTTGGGCAAATATTGTTAGGTGTATTGCCTGATGATGGTAAGTTGTACGAATGGAATGTAGATGTAAATGTTGATGCTACGCAAGTTACAAATGCGCCTATAAGTAATAGAGCAGTATTAGTAACACCAGAACGTATTGTAATGTGCCTTGGTGCAGCGGGAGTTCCAAGAGATGTTGCATGGTCAGATCAAGAAGATAGAAACCAATGGACAGCCGCAGCTAACAACCAAGCTGGTAACTTTAGCTTGCAAACAGCTGGTACAATATTAAATGCTGTAAATGTCAAAGGTGGCAGTCTTATATTTACAGACAAAGACGTATGGCGCGTTGTTTATTTAGGCCCGCCATTAGTGTACGGATTTCCACAAGATAATGCTGGTGGTGGTTTAGTATCTGCTGGTGCTGTAACTACGGCTGATGGCGCAGCATATTGGATGTCACATGAAAACTTTTATGTTTATACAGGTTACAGCCAACCTATAAAATGCGATGTGCATGATGCAGTATTTAAAGATATTAACAGGGCGCAAATTAGTAAAGTTACTGCTTGGCACAATGCGTCATTTGGTGAGGTTTGGTGGTTTTACCCTAGTGCTGATAGCACTGAAAATGACAAATATGTGGTTTATGACTACAGAGAAGGACATTGGAATAAAGGCAGTTTATCGCGATTATGTGCGACAGACAAAGCGCCATTACCATATCCAATAGCTGTAGATGCTAGTGGCAAGATATATGACCATGAGTTTGGTTATGATCACAATGGCGATGTTAGTTTTATTGAGCATGGCCCTGTAGAATTAGGTACGGGTGAAAATAGTTCTAATCTTACGTTTTTATACCCTGATGAAAGCGCACAGGGCGATGTGAGCATGACATTTAAAACCAAAATGTATCCTAACGGCACAGAGCGTAGTTTTGGGCCATATACAGCAACTAGGCAACCTGTACCAATAAGAGTACATGGCAGACAAATGCTTGTTAAGGCAATAGGTGCAGAGTCAACTAATTGGAGGCTTGGTGTACCGCGTATTGAAGTTAAACCAGGGAGCAAACGATGAGGCTACCTGATGCAATGCCAGCATACGATGCAATAAATGAAACAGAAACACGTCGTAATATTACATATGAAATGACGCAAACACGTAAGATTAATGAAGATATTAATATAAATGCAAACAATAGATTAATACTTACAAGTCCTAACGGCACACGTTATAGTGCAAGTATTGATAATTCTGGAGGATTGTCTTGGACAGCACTGTAAACATAGATAATCATAAAGAACAAATTGTAAATGCTTTAGTGCGTTCGGGACATGAGCATACATATGAGGAAGTTAAAGAGGCTGTTGTAAACAAAGAAGCACAGTATTGGCCAGCTAATAATAGTGCTGCAATAACACAAATAGCTAATAAATCAGATGGTACTATTGGACTAAACGTATGGCTTTATGGAGGCAACTTAAAAGATTTTTATCCATTGGTTGTGTCTGCAAAAAAATATGTAAAAGATTTAGGCGGTGATTACATTATGACATTTGGTCATCGCAAAGGTTGGAATAAATTATTAAAAAAATTAGGTTTTGTTGAGCATGGCAACACCTTAATATGGAGGCTGTAATGGGCAGTAAAAAGAAAAAAGTAGAAACAACAGATAATACAGCAGATCCTTTTATGGTGAATATGTTAAATACTGCTTCTGCTAATGCACGGGGTTTTGGTGAGCAGGCATATACACCATACACAGGCGAACGTGTTGCTGGTGTAAGTGACATGGAAACAAATGCACTATCAAATTACATGGGTAATAATGTAAGCAACCGAGGTTTTGTTGAACAAGGCTTAACAATGGCACAGCAAGGCGCACAATACACGCCTGACCAAATACAATCACAAAATTTTACTGATGCTGATATCAGCGGATACATGAACCCATACATGGAAAACGTTATTGGCAACGCATTAAGCGATATAGAGCGCAGAGAAATGGCTAGTGCTGAAAATATAGATGCACAAGCGTCTAAGGCATCTGCATTTGGCGGTTCTAGGCAAGCAATACAGCAAGCTGAAAATACACGTAATTTTACAGAAATAGCTGCAAAAACTGCTGCAGAATTACGCAGTCAGGGTTATGAAGATGCTGCAAATAGAGTGCAAGCAGATGCACAAAGACAGCTTACGGCAGACCAATATAATCAATCTGCTGGATTGCGCGGTGCAGATATGAGGGCTAGGAGTGCAGCGCAAATAGCTGATATGGCTGGTCAACTATCTGATGCTGATCTACGTGCATATAGTTTGGAAAATCAATATGGACAAACACAACGTGAATTAGAGCAAGCACAATTAGACGCAATGTATAATGAAGCTATTAGACAATATGATGACGCATACAGACGTTCTAATATTGAACTTGGTATACTTGGTGGAACACCACAAATAGTTGATAGCAATAGAACAACCACAGAATCAGGCGGTATGGGCATAGGCGGTTTGTTAACAAGTGCATTGTCTGGCATAAAAATACCTGGATTACCTTACAAGTAAAGAAAGCAATAACATGAGAAACATTAACATATTAGGTAATTTACTTGCAAAAGATAATAGAGAGTTAACTGACGAAGAACGTAGGTTAAGAGCATCATTGGGCATAAAACTACCATCAGAGATGGACAAAAGGCCTGTTGCTATGCCTGAACAGGTGCAAAAAGCAATGCCAAATAATATGTTACAACAACAACCATTTAGTTACGGCAATAAAATAACGATGCCAGAACAGTTTAAATTAAACCCAAATTTACTTAATGGTTTAGCACCTGAAACAACAGCTAATAACCTTATAAACCCACAAATGCAAAAGCAAATAGATCAAGAGCTAAATAGAGCATTAGATCGTGAACAAGATGGTACACAAGTAACAGATTTTGATGGTGAAAAAGGTGTAAGAACTTTTACTCCTGGAAAACGCACTGTAATAACTAAAAATAGTGATGGTACATTTACACGAAGTGAAGAAGATATAACACCTAAAGGTTCAGTATTATCTAACAACTTTGGATTAAATACAGACAAAAAACAATATGTACCTAATGAGAAAAATGAACAAGAATTACAAAATATATACAAAAAATTAGATGAGGATTATGAATCAGGCAAATTAAAATTTGGTGATTATCTACAAATAGCAGCTGGTGCAGCGGCAGATGCATTTGCAATACCGGGTACAGGAAGCAATGTAATGCAAGGTGTATTAGCAAGACAAGCAGCAAGCGAAGATTCTGCATATAAAAAATATCAAGACCAACGTGCAGAACTAAAAGATAGAGCAACTACATTAAAAGATATTGAAGCACTAAATTATAGTAGGTTTCAAGACCAATTAAGCAATCAACGTGCAGAAGAAACTACTAATTTGCAAAATACATTAACGCAAAAGCAAATAGATGTACTAGATAAACAAAATGTTGATTATAGCACAGTTACTATAGATAAAGAAGATGATGGTACATATACACTTGTTGGCTATGATAAGACAACAAATCAACTTGTAGAATTAGGTGAGCCAACAACAGAGCAAATAACTGAATATGAAAACACACAAAAAATTGCTAAAAGTCAATTAACGTCACTAGATTTAACTAACAGAAATACTCGTCAAGAAATAAAACTAAATAAAGCAAAATTATATAATGAGTTAAATCCAGCAACAGAATATGGTGATATAGAAATATTATATGATGCTAATACAGGTAACCAAATACAAGTTGTAGCTGGGCCAAATGGATATGTAGATGCAGCTACAAAAGAAAGACCAACACAAATAATAGATGGCGTAGAAACAATTGTAAAATTAGTAGATAAAGATGGCTTCGAGGCTGCTACAGAAAGACAAAAACTAGAAAACACTGCTACGCAATATCGAAATAGTTTGTATAATGGTGTAGGAGAGTTGTTACAATTAGGTACAAGTACATTTGGCAAATGGAATGTTGCAGGAAAAATGTCACAAGAAAATGAAGATATAAGAATTATAATTGACGAAGTATTTGGCCCAGAAGCAATCAAAGTAATTGGTAGTACAACATTTGGTTCATTATCAGCACCAGAATTAGCGTTTGCACGTTCAATAGGTAACAGATTGTTAAACAATAGATTAAGCAAAGAGAAAGCATTTGAAGAATTGTTAAAATTTGAATATCTTAGCGCAAAAGCAATGGGTGTAAGTACAAAAGATAGAGAAAGCAGATTTAACAGGGATGATTTGCGAGATAAAGCAAACGAATTAGGTATAGACCCAAACCAGTCAAATATTAATTTGTCAAATGCAATATTAAATAAAATATCGCCACGTTTAATGAAAACAGGTAACTCACAATGAAAAAAGTTAAATATATAGATGCAAATGGCAATGTTAGATACATAACAGAGGAAGAAGCTAACAGAATACCTATGGATACAGAAGCAAATCCTAATAATAATTTAGCTATGCAAGGCAGAGCTGGACTGTCAGGATTATTAAGAGGAGCAACTGCTGGATTAAGCACACTTGCTAAAGCTGGTATTGATGCGGCTTTAGATCCAAATGAAACATATTCTGAAGCACTAAAAAGAGAACGTGAAAATGTAAATTATTTAA